CGACTGTGCCCGCGCGCCATCCGCCCCGGCCCCCAAGGGGGGCGCGAATCTTTGCGAACGGTTTCCAGGAGACCGCCGCGCCCTCTCGCGTGAATTTTCGCGAAATTGAAGCGTTTTTTGGCAAGCGCTGCATATCACCGAACCCGGCAGAAAGGACTGATGAGCTTGGCTTTTTCCTCCGCGCTGCGCACGGAAATGAACATTCAGAAAGTGCCCATTTCCCTGCTGAAACCCGCAAAATACAATCCCCGCAAGGACCTCAAGCCGGGCGACCCCGCCTATGAAAAGATCCGGCGTTCCCTGAACGACTTTGGCTATGTGGATCCCATCATTTGGAACGAGGTCACCGGAAACATTGTCGGCGGCCACCAACGCTTCAAAGTGCTCAAGGCGGAAGGCGTCACCGAGATCACCTGTGTGGTCGTACATATTGAGAACCCCGCCGACGAAAAGGCGCTCAACGTGGTGCTTAACAAAGCCACCGGCGACTGGGAGCCCGTGGCGCTGGCTGATCTGCTGTCCGAGCTGCAGGCAGATGGCTACGATCTGGATTCTACCGGCTTTGACGCGGCGGAGGTCGACGATCTGTTCTCCAGGGTTCACAACAAGAATGTAGAGGAAGACGGGTTCGATGTGGAAGCGGAGCTGGAAAAGCCCTGCTTCTCCCATCCCGGCGATGTCTGGCATCTGGGCCGGCACACGGTCATCTGCGGCGACTCGACCCTCCCGGAAACCTATGAAGAGCTGCTGGAAGGCAAAAAGGTCAATCTGGTCTGCACGGACCCGCCATATCTGGTAGCGCTGGAAAGTTCCGTAGGGAAGATCAGCAATGACGACCTCAACGACAGGGATGGGTATGACTTTTTGCTCAAGGCGTTCTCCTGCTTCCGTGAGGCCATGGCGATGGACGCCAGCATTTATGTTTTCTACGCCACGGCAAAAGCCCGCGTCTTCCACGATGCTTACGAAGACGCGGGCTTTAAGGTCGGCGCAGGTCTGGTCTGGAAAAAGGATCGGCTGGTGCTGACGCGAACGGACTGGAAATACAATCACGAACCGTTGATCTGGGGCTGGCGCAAAGACGGCCGCCACCGCTGGTATGGCGACCAGAAGCAAACCACGGTGTTCGAGTTCGACCGCATCCGGAATGCGCGCGAAGACGGCTGCGGTCACCCGTCCAGCAAGCCGGTGCCGCTCATGGCCTATCTCATCGAGCAGTGCACGCAGACCAACGGACTGGTGCTGGACGGGTTTCTGGGATCGGCGTCCACCTTAATGGCCTGTGAGCAGCTGGGACGCAGTTGCTTTGGAATCGAACTGGAGCCAAAGTTTGTGGATGTGGCGGTCAAGCGCTATCTGGCTGCGGTGGGATCAACGCAGGACGTATACGTCATCCGGGACGATCAGCGGCTGAGCTATGAGGAAGTAACCGAGGCGATTTTGGAAGAAGAGAAATAAATCCGGCGGACTGTGCGGCGAAAGGAGAGGATGGTCGCGAGAGGGAGGTGAGGCGGCATGGGACGAGGGCGCAAGCCGAAGCCAACGGCGCTGAAGAAGCTGGAGGGCAATCCGGGCAAGCGGCCGCTGAATGAGTTGGAGCCGGTGCCGCCCACGGTAGCGCTGCGGTGTCCAAACTATCTGCTGCCGGAGGCGCGCAAGGAATGGAAGCGCCTCGCCCCGATCCTGATGGGCATGGGGCTTCTGACCGCGGCGGACGCGGTCCCCTTTGCGGGATACTGTCAGGCCTATGCGCGCTGGCGGGAGGCGCAGGACGAGATCACCCGGCACGGCTCCATCTATAAGGATGGCGAGGGGCGCATCCGGCCCAATCCGTACATCGCCATCGCCAACCAGCAGATGCGGGAGATCAAGTCCTTTGCCGCAGAGTTTGGCCTGACGCCATCCACCCGCGCCGCCATGATTGCCAACGTCATGTCTGCTGCCAAAGCGAAGGTCGATCCCATGGAAGCCATTCTGGTGTCGGATATGGACACGGAATTTGAGGTTGTCGGCGGCAGCAACTTTGAAGAGGAGGAATCCTGACATGAGTGAGCGCGAGGAGAAGCGTCCTGTGGGCAAGACAGGCAAGAAGGCATACCGGCCCACGCGGTTCATGCTGCCGACCAGCCATTACGACAAGAATCGGGCAGATCGGGCGGTGTCGTTCATACAGAGTCTGAAGCACACCAAGGGCGTCTGGGCGGGAAAGCCGTTTCTGCTGTTTCCATGGCAGGAACAGATCATCCGGGACATTTTCGGCACGATCAAGGCAAACGGTTATCGCCAGTTCAATACGGCGTTTGTGGAAATCTGCAAGAAGGCCGGGAAACAGCTGGCGTTGGATACGCCTGTTTTCACGCCCAAAGGCTGGAAGACGATGGGAACGCTGACGCTGCAGGATCGGGTGTTTGACGAAAACGGCAGCCCATGCAACATCGTGGCCTTCAGCGAGATTGACGACACAGAGCAATGTTACCGGCTCGTCTTTCGGGATGGCTCATATATCGACGCGGGCGCGCAGCATCAGTGGAATGTGCAGGTCACCAATAACGGGAAACGCGAAAAAATATGGACCACCGAAGAAATATATCGCGCTACTATACGATACCGGGAGCGGCATAAGAACGACAGGCGGGAGAACTGTTCGGTGATCCGCATCCCCGTGGCCAAGGCGCTGCAAATGCCGGAAAGTACATTGCCTGTCGATCCTTATGTATACGGCCTGTGGCTGGGGAATGGAAATACCGTCAAGCCGGAGATCACCATATGCACTCGCGACGTGGAGAGCTTTCTGAAACAGGTACCCTATGAAATCACAAACGCATGGGAGCAGAAAGGCGGCGGGAGCTGGATTTTCCGCATTCCCGCGCTCAAGCCCATCCTGCTGTCCAATTTCCGGCAGAAGCATATCCCGGATGAGTATATGTGCGCTTCCGAGGAACAGCGGTGGGCGTTGCTGCAAGGGCTTATGGACTCAGATGGGTGCATTGGCGCGAGAAAGGCGCAGAGCGTCTATGTGTCTACAATAAAGGGTCTGGCGGATAATGTGCGCGAACTCCTGTGGAGCCTGGGCATCAAGAACGCCATGACGGAGGAGCCATCCACCCGCTACGGCGTACCCACCGGCGAAACGCTGTATACGATACGGTTTACCACATTCGACGATCAGCCTACCTCACGACTAAAAAGGAAATATGACCGCAAGCGGGAGCGCACAAAGAAAACGCGCTCCTGTTTTCATTACCTGCAGGACATCCAGCCGCTTCCCTATAGGGTGAAGATGCGCTGCATACAGGTGGACAGTCCCAGCCGGTGTTATCTGGCGGGGCGATCCCTCGTGCCCACGCACAACAGCGAACTGGCTGCAGGGATAGCGCTGTATATGCTCTGCGCTGACAACGAGGAGGGGGCGGAGATCTACGGCTGCGCGAATGACCGACAACAGGCGGCTATCGTATTCGACGTCGCCCGCGAAATCGTCCAGCAATCGCCTATCCTACGGGAGCGCATCAGGATCATCGACTCGCAGAAGCGGATGGTGTACATGCCCACGCACAGCATCTATCAGGCGCTGTCCAGCGAGGTGGCCAGCAAGTACGGCTATAACGTTCACGCCTGCATCTTTGACGAGCTGCTGGGTCAGAGCAACCGTAAGCTGTACGAGACCATGACGCAGGGCTCCGGCGCTGCGCGCAAGCAGCCGCTGAACTTCGTCATCACTACGGCAGGCAGCGACCGAAACTCGATCTGCTACGAGGTGCATCGCAAGGCAGTGGATCAGCTGGAAGGCCGAAAGTACGACTCGACATTCTATCCCGTGGTCTACAGCGCGCCGGAAACAGCGGACTGGACCGACCCGAAGGTATGGGCAAGGGCGAATCCCTCGCTGGGCAGGACGGTAGATGTGGAGTATTACGAGCAGCGCTGCAAGTCGGCCATGGAAAACCCGGCGGAGGAGATTCATTTCCGGCAATTCCATCTGTGCCAGTGGACGAATACCTCCGTGCGCTGGATGCCTATGGACAAGTGGGACGCCTGTGCGGGACGCGTAGATGCACGGATGCTGGAAGGCAGGCCGTGCTACGCGGGGCTTGACCTGTCCAGCACGACCGACCTGACCACGCTGGTGCTGGTGTTCCCGCCGCTTAATGAGGACGATGCCTACACGGTTCTGCCCTTCTTTTGGCTGCCAGAAGACACGCTGGCCCTGCGCGTGCAGCGCGATCACGTCATGTACGATGTGTGGGAGAAGCAGGGGTTTCTGAAAACCACGGAAGGCAATGTTGTACATTATGGCTTCATTGAGCAGTTCATCTGTCAGCTGGGCGAGCGCTACAACATCCGGGAGATCGCTTATGACCGCTGGAACGCGAGCATGATGGTGCAGACGCTTCAGGATGACGGGTTCACCATGATCCCGTTCGGGCAGGGATATAAGGATATGTCTCCACCGACCAAGGAACTGATGCGCATCGTGCTGGAGAAAAAGCTCAATCATGGCGGGCATCCGGTGCTGCGCTGGAACATGGACAACGCCTATGTGCGCACGGATCCTGCGGGCAATATCAAGATCGACAAAGAAAAATCCACCGAGAAGGTGGACGGCGCGGTGGCGCTGGTCATGGCGCTGGATAGGGCGATGAAGAACCTGAACGGCGGAGACTCGGTGTACAACCATCGCGGACTGCTCATTCTGTAGGCGATGAAAGCGTCCCAAAATGGAGAAGGAAAGAACCGAGGTGAAATACAATGCCCAAAAGTCCAAAGCGGCCCTGCCGGTATCCTGGCTGTCCCAATCTGTGTGAGAAAGGAACGTATTGCGCAGAACACCAGAGCGAATCCCCGGAACGCTGGCGGGGCAGCGCCGCAGAGCGCGGATATGGCGCGGACTGGCGAAAAGCCCGCAGGCGTTTTCTGGCGAGTAATCCCCTATGCGCCGCCTGCTTGAAGCGCGGCGTATTGACGCCCGCGACGGTGGTCGACCACATCCTGCCGCATCGGGGCAATCCGCAGCTCTTCTGGGACGAAAGAAACTGGCAGCCGTTGTGCAAGGCGTGCCATGACCAGAAGACCGGCAGAGGAATGTAAAATGTAATCAGAGAGGGATGTGCATATTGTGAAAAACTCATTTTCCCGCCTGTTCCGCGCGCGGGACAAGCCCCGCAGGCAAACGTTGCCCCAGGACGCCGTTTCCGCTGCGCCTACGTTTTCCTTCGGCTCCAGCATGTCCGGCAAGTCGGTCACGCCGTCCAGCGCCATCCAGGTATCGGCGGTCTACGCCTGCGTGCGGGTCATCGCCGAAACCATCGCCAGCCTGCCCCTCAATGTGTTTGAGGCCACCGACAAGGGCGGCGTCAAGGCGCTGGAGCATCCGCTGCAAAGACTGCTCCACGACGAACCCAACCCGGAGATGACTTCTTTCATCTGGCGGGAAACGATGCTTTCCCACCTGCTCTTGTGGGGCAACTCGTACTGCCAGATCCTCCGTACAGGGCGCAACGGCATCGTCGGCCTGTACCCGCTGCTGCCCGACCACATGGCGGTGGATCGGGATACGAAGGGCAAGCTGACCTACACCTATACGACCAGCGAAGGCCGCATGGAGCAGCTGAATCCGGAGGATGTGCTGCACATCCCCGGTCTCGGCTTTGACGGCGTCATGGGCTACAG